GGTGAGGTTTGGGCTGATGAATATGAATCTAAGGTAGGTGCTAATGCATTGATGGAGAAAGCTAGTAAGGAAGAATATGAAAAGGGTATTCCACCAGAAGATGTCCTTGTATTATTGGCTGGTATTGATACGCAAGATGACAGATTAAGTTTGTCTGTTTGGGGTGCAGGTAGAGAAGAAGAGTTTTATTTATTAGACAGAGTAAAAATATATGGTTCGCCATCAAGACCTGATGTTTGGCAGCAGTTAGATGAGATATTACAAACACCATATACAAATGTAAATGGTATAAAGATGCGTATTGAAGTAGCTGCTATAGATACTGGTGGTCACTTTACTGATGAGGTCTATAGATATGTAAGAGAAAGAGCAAAGTTAGGAATGATAGCTATAAAAGGTGTTGGCAAACTAAGGAATGAATCTTTTCTTAGCAAACCTAATAAAATCGATTATGGATCTAAAGGAAAAACTAGAAAAGGTAGTGTTCAATTATTTTCTGTTGCTGTTAATAAAATCAAAACACAAATGCATCGTAGATTAAAAGAAGCAGAGCCTGGAAAAGGTGCTTTGCATTTTTATCCGACTATAACAACAGATTATTTTGAAGAATTAACAGCAGAAAGAGAAATAAGAAAACAACGCAATGGATATCAGTTTGATCGGGTATGGGTTAAGAAAAGTGGTGTAAGAAATGAAGCGTTAGATGAAATGGTTTATGCCTATGCTGCATTACATCGTTTATATCAAATTTATGATCGAAGAACACTATGGAATCAATTAGAGAAACGATATAAAGAACAAAGTGGTGAATCTAAACCAAATAAGGCTACAATAAAGCGAAAGAGTTTAAGAACTGATTATGTTACTAACTGGTAGAGGTAAAAATGTGGAAATCTGATTTGCCATCTGTTATTAGTGCAGGTACTACTGTTAAATGGCGAGATGAGTCAGCAACAGTACCAATAAATGAGTCAGCAACTAGTTCTGATTGGGATTTAATTTATTACTTAAGAACAAATACAGCAGGCGAAGGTCATATTAGTGTAGGAAGTGCATTTAATAGTGGTTGGGAATTTACAATAGCTGCTTCTGATACGACTAACTTCGATGCTGGTGATTGGTTTTGGTGTGCAATTGTTAATAAGGGTTCTGAAAAATATAAATTAGGACAAGGTAGCTTAATTGTTAAACAAAAACTTGAATATTCTGGTACTCCAGGTGCAATAGATTATCGTACCCAAGCAGAAACTGATTTAGATAATATTTCGGCTGCAATACGAGCTATTGTCACAGACAAGGCAAAAGAATACACTATTGGAGATCGTACTTTTAAACGTCTTGACTTACCTGTATTAATCGCAAGAGAAAGTCAGTTAAAAAGTATAGTGAAAAGTGAGAAACGTGCATCACTTATTTCACAGGGTCTAGGCGACCCTAAAAATCTTTATGTACGTTTTTAGGAGACTAAATGGGATTAGTTAACGCATGGAAAGGCTTTTTTACCTCAAATAAGGAAGTTTTTGAGCAAAAACCGACAAAAACAAGAAAAAGAGCATATTCTGGTGCAAGAGTAGACAGAAATACTGCTTCTTGGGTTACTAATCAAACTTCTGCTGATCAAGAATGGAAACAAGGGATAACAAGACTTAGATCTAGAGTCCATGATCTTGTTCGTAATAATAATTATGCTGCACAGGCAATAAGATATTCTACAAATCAAATTGTTGGTACTGGCGTAAGGTTGCAAGTTCAAACAAGAAAAAGAAGAACAAATGATTTATATACACAGATAAATGAGCAGATAGAAAATCAATGGTCTATGTGGGGTAGAAAAGATAGTTGTGATGTTAGAGGTGTTCTTTGTTTTTCTGAACTAGAAAGATTAGCAGTCAGATCAATGATAGAAAGTGGTGAAAGCTTTGTCATAATGCACCGTAAACAGTTTGGTAGAAGTAAAGTTCCTATTGCATTAGAAGTAATAGAAGCAGATCAGTTAGATGAAGATTACAAAGGTAAACTTACCGAACCGACAAATACATGGCGGTTAGGGATTGAGATGGATCAATTTCAACGTGCTGTTAATTATGCTTTTCTTACTAAACATCCTGGAGATAGTAATTTTACTGCTCCTCTTGGACAGAAAAAACATATTATTGTCTCGGCTAGAGATGTAATACATCTATTTATGCCACAAAGACCAGGTCAACATCGTGGTATACCTTTCTTGGCTAGTGCTATCAGTCATCTACATCAGTTAGATGGATATATTGAAGCAAGTTTAATAAGAGCTAGGGCATCAAGTGCGTTGATGGGATTTATTGAAACACCAGAAGGAGAGTTGGATGCTGGTGGTGAAGTTTATGATTACGACAGAGTAACGAGCTTTGAACCAGGTCAATTTAAATATCTTGAACCAGGAGCTTCTGTGACAATACCTGATATGGATAGTCCTAATGGAGAGTTTGATCCTTTTGTCCGTACAATGCTTCGCAGCATGGCAAGTGGTTTAGGTTGCAGTTTTGAGGCAATATCTTCTGATTATTCTCAGTCAAACTATAGTTCTAGTCGTTTAGCAATGATTCAAGACAGAGATCATTGGAGAACAATACAGCAGATGTTAAAAGAAAACTTTTATCAGCCAATATATGAGGCGTGGTTAGAAATGGCTGTTATGAATAATGCATTACAACTTCCTACTTACGAAACAGAACCAGAAAGATATGAAAAGGTTAGATGGGTTTGTAGAGGATATAGCTATGTTGACCCACAGAAAGAAGTAGCTGCTATGAAAGATGCAGTAAGGTCTGGATTCAAAACATTATCAGAATGTATTGCAGAATCTGGTGGTGATGTTGATGAACTTCTTGTACAGAGACAATCAGAACTAGCAAGGTTAGATGAAATGAATATTGTGACTGACTCTGATCCAAGTGCAACAACACAATCAGGTGGTTCACAATTTAAACCAGTAGGTTCTATTGATCCTTTTGGTGATACTTTAGAACCGACAGGCGAAGATGCCGAAAACGTATCGGAGGAAGCAAGTGGCAACTATTAATGGTACAGAGATAGATTTAATGCCGACTTCTGGAATGAAAGAAGAGGCACAGAGATATAAAGATTGGAAAAAAGAAGGAGAAGCAGGTGGTACAGAAGTAGCAGCAAGAAGAGCAACACAGATACTTAGTGGTAGTGAGTTAAGTCCACAAGTTGTTGTTGAAATGTCTGCATGGTTTGCAAGACATGAAGTAGATAAAAAAGCAGAAGGCTTTAGTCCTGGTGAAGATGGCTATCCGTCAAAAGGTCGTGTAGCATGGGCAGCATGGGGCGGTGATGCTGGGGAAAGTTTTTCTAAGCCAAAATCCGCTAGAATAAAGGAGCTACGTTCTATGCCTGTGAAAAAAACTAAGAAAAGAGCAGCACCAGATGCCTTATCTACTGGTGATTTTGTTCGTTGGAACTCTTCTGGTGGAACAGCTAGAGGAAAGATTACAAGGATTGTCAGAGATGGTCAGATTGATGTGCCAGATTCATCTTTTACTATTACTGGAACAGAAGATGATCCAGCAGCATTAATCCAAATTTATAGAGATGGTGAAGAGACTGATGTTTTTGCAGGTCATAAATTCAGCACATTAACTAAGATAGATCCTATAAGAAGTATTACAGAATGTTACAAACGTAGTGGAGAGACTACTTTTGCAGAGAAAGACGAAAGGGTTTATGAATTTGCTTTTTCAAGTGAGTTTCCAGTAGCTCGTGGATTTGGCATGGAAGTGCTTAGTCACGATGAAGGTGCGATGGATTTAGCAAGGCTAAACAACTCTGCACCACTACTGTTTAACCATGACCCTAATAAAGTTATAGGTGTTGTTGAACGTGCCTTTGTTGATAAGAAAAAAAAGAAAGGTTATTCAAGAGTTAGATTTAGCAAAAATAGTTTTGCAGAAGAAGTTAGGCAAGATGTAGAAGACGGCATTTTACGCAATGTCAGTACAGGATATGTAATTAACGATATAAAAGAGAGAGATAATGACTTTTTGGCGACAAATTGGCAACCTTACGAGGTTTCTATTGTCGCAACACCTGCTGATACATCAGTAGGTATAGGTAGGTCACTAATTGATAGTGATACTATGCCTATTGACGAAAATCATCCTATTATTGATGATAAGCGTGAAAACGCAGATACGGCTTCTGTCGTACCAACTAAATCCCATAGCCCCAAAAAGCAAATGCCCGAAGAACAGAACCTAGAGGTTGTGCGTTCAGAAGCTAAGAAAAAAGCTCAAAACGAAGAACGTACAAGAATTAGAGAAATTTCTGCACTATGTAGCAGACACTCATTAACAGAAATGGGTGAGCAAATGATTGAAAATGGAACTGCACTAAACGAAGCAAGAGCTAATGTTCTTGAAAAGTTAGGTGCTAAAAAGATTGAAACAGTAACTCCTGTTGAACTAAATCATCAAGAGAACAGAGAATATAAAATCTCTGCTGGTATTCAAGCTTTATGTGATGGTAACTGGGATAGACCTGGTGCTGGTTTTGCAAGAGAAGTTTCTCAAGATATTGCTAAGAACAGCGTTACAGGTGGAAGCAGCAGATCATTATTTATTCCTTACTCTGCATTAAGTAGAGCTACATACGTTACATCTGGTGCTACAACTGGTGGAAACATCGTTGCGACAGATCTAAGGGCTGATGATT